AACGCCTACAAAGTCCAATACGCTCTGCACCCCGCTCGGAATGTAGATGACTTTGTTCTGCGTTTCGTTTGAGTTGTTTGCAAAGCCCAATTCATCCTCAAGGATATACCAATACTCCGTTCCGTTAATCTCGTAAGAGAGGGCATTTAAGCCGTTAGAGGCGAGGTATAACGCAGCCAATGACTCTCGGTTGGCCGAATACACTTGATGTGTGCGGTCAATCGTTAAACGAGCATCCGTTTGTTGGCGGTTTTGAGCATCGCCCCGCTTTGTCCAACCATCCGTTGCAAGGAACGCATAGGTAGTACCCGTACCCCAAGTGGCGGTTGTGGGGGCTGCACCATTGTCTGAATAAGTCCAATCTCCAGCAATAGCCACCCATAACACTTCACCTACATCCGAAGCCGAAGGAGCGGAGATGTTGAACTTGCCCATAGGGTGCAAAAACTCATCACGAATAAGGTTGCTGATCTCAAAGTTGATCACCTCGTCAATAGAGATGGTCTTGCTTAAAGAATAGTTGTTTGAGGTGGGAGGGCTTGTCTTTGCTCCCGTGTATAGTTTCACGCTAACGGACATTGCGTTTAGTTCATCGTTAGCAAGAGCGTTGTTTTTGCCCGTAACGAAGATTGGACTTCGGGACATCCTTACGCTTGAGGGAGAGCCTAATGTTGGTGTACTCATTTTCTTGTAAATGCTTGTAGGTCTTCTTGTGATAATGCGAATGCTTCCACGATATCGGGAGGAAGTTGTTTGAATGCTAAACCAAAGGGGCGAGAGAAAAATTCACTCGGCTTGATACCCGTTTGGTAGATGGAACGAGAGATTAGAAAAGCCGTAGACTCATAGCTCATAAACTTACCCGTCTTCTTATCTCGGAATTGGAATCTCCTAGCTCGTACCCATTGAGGGATTGATTCTCGCAACCCTCCCTTTTTACCCGTTCCTGATCCAAAGCGATAGGGGCTATTAGGGGCTTTTGCCGATGAGGACTTACCCTTGACACCCTTATCTTGGAACTCACCATAGTCAGCCATCTTAAAAGCAAGTGAAAAGGATGCACCCGACTCGGATACCTTGAGGTCGTAGGAAATAGAGTTGTACAATTCCTTGCTTACATTCTTGTTCTTCTTGGAAAGGTTAGAACGAGCTTGTTGCACGACATATTTGCCGAACTTATTTAATACCGCTTCTATGTTTTCCTTACGGGGCATTAGCAAGAACTGATTTCGGTGTTCGGGAGCAATACATCAAAGGTTGCAGTCCATCCAGCGAGAAGGTTTTCAAAACGCTCGGAGAAGGGAAGGCAAGTAGGGTTTCCGTCCAACTGATACAAGTCCGTGTACAATGTCCCCTTGCGCAGTTTGGTCACAAGGTCATTGATGACTGCGAGTTGGGTGTTGAGGATATCTTGCTCGTTGTTCGTTCCGTAGAAGGGTTCGTTCTGATCTCTTGGGTCTTCTTTCGTTTCATCTACCACATCCATACACATCACGCTCACATTGACACGAACCACTTGCCCTTCAAAAGAGGCTTGGTTGATCATTAGGTGAGAAAGGGGGAATATGGTCTGCTTATTCAAGTCCACATCAAAGATGTCCCCGAAGGTGACTACATTCACCTGGCTATGTGCCTCAAGGGTGTCTTTAATGGTCTTGGTGATGTTGTAGAACTGCCTCATTTCAACTTGCTTTTGAGTATTTTGTTTTCAGTTTCTTGCTTGTGCTTTTCAAAGGAAAGGAAGGTAAGGCATTGGTAAAGGGGAAGCCTTCCAACTGCATCAAATCGTCTAACATCACCTTGAGCGAGTGAATAGAAGGTTGTGTACCATCCCCATCGTTTGTTGAATTGGGATTGGCTTGAGTAGTCATCTTCATTGCTCCCACCTCCAAAGAGGTCAGAGTAGCCATCAAGAGTTCTTTTCCTAAAGTCCAAAAAAAAAGTATCGCACCTATTACCACATCCATAGGAGCATCCTTCATTAGGTCGCAGTATTTGGTAGCTGATTCGTAGGGTTCAATGTCGTATCGCTTCCCAGCCTTTTGAATAACGGGGCGATACAATACCGCCATTGTCTTATGTAGGTTCTTGGTGTCCGTTAGGTAGGAATCAAGGTCTACAAACTCCCCGTAGGTGATATCTTCCAACGAAGGGATGAATCCGAACTCTTGCCCGTTAAGCGTGAATCTCTGCGTGAGTGATGGCTTATCATTCATCATCGCATTGATGTGCTTAAAAACGCTTGAAACATCCTTAAAACGGACATTGGGTAGTTTCTCAAACGGAACATTGCAGAATATCTCTAACATCTTCTTTGTTAGAAACTCCTCGTCACCCTCCAAACGAGCAAAACGCTGGTATTGCTCAAGGGTAATCTCCGATAGCGAGGTGGGTACAATGACTTTTAGTTCCATCGCTTAAATAACTTTTAAATGTTAGCGTATCGCATACCGCCCGTAGTTCGGACGGCTCAACCTATTAAAGGTAGCATAGCGTGTAGCATCTATGGCGTGATTGAATGCATCAATGGGTCTATTGAGTAGATTCCCGTTCTTGTCCTCTTGCCATTTGTAGTTCTGAAACTCTCGGATGGCGTTATGGCTTTCTTTGATCAGGAATATCTTGTGGCGTTTGAGGATGTCTATTCCCGCCATTACACTATCCGCTCCCTTTGCCGTTGGCTTGATGTTCCATCCCATCCGATGCAACTCCTCAATGCTCTTGGGTTCTGCGCTATCTGCCCATATCTCATCAAACCTTGTAAGACCAAGTTGGGATAGTTTGTCGCTGATATCCTGGTTGGTGAGGTTGGTGTGGTACAGTAACTCTTGGATGTATAGATTCTCGCCATCCTTGAACACCTTTACAAGGGCGGTCGGATCGTTGGTGAATCCAAAGTCAAGTCCTAATGAGATCAGTTGACCTTTCGGTTCTTCCGCTACTTGGAATTGGAAGATGGTAGCTCTTGACATACCACGCTCACCCAAGCCGTAGATTCTCCAATAGTCCTCATCCGTTCCTCGTAGCCTCTCAATCTCCTCTACAATCGTTCTATCAAGGAAGGGGTTGTCCTTGTAGGTGGATTGGATGTAGGTGACATCATCACGGGTTAAGAGGCGGTCATAAATCCAATGGAACGAATCAGAGGGGTTGTAGTCAATGTAGATTTTGTCCGTTGTACGAACGAGCAACTGAAAGAAGTCTTCCCAAGTGAGTTCGTTCGCCTCATTGCAAAACAGTATGTCACGCCTTGCTCCCCGTTTCTTTTGTGGCTGATCTAATGAGATGAACTCAAAGAGGTTTCCGTTGAGGTTGTAGGTGTAGTCGCTCTTGTTGTGGTTCTTCTCGTCATAGATTCCCAACTTGTTTAGAATCTCAAAGAAATCCCGATAGGCGGTCATTTTAAGCGATGGTAGGGACTTTCTCACTATGGAGTAGACCTTCCCTTTAGATTGATGGGCTTTGACGATCAGGAGTTGTAAGAGCGAGTAGGTCTTACCGCTACGAGTACCTCCTTGATTGATGACAATCTTGGTATCTGCCTCCCAATTCCTTTGGAAGACTACGCTATAATCAATCGTTAGGCTTGACAAAGTTCAATTTGATTTCGGTGATGCCGTCTTCCGCTTCCAGCTTGTTCTCTACCCTTGCGAGTTTAGGCGTAGTGTATTCTCCTAACTTGGTGATGATATCTAATGCAGCCTTTGGGTCATCCTCTGCCACATCTGATAACCAAATGGTCATATTCTCCAAATTGTCTTCAATGAGTTTTTGAAAAGCCTCACGAATCTTGTTGGTTGTTTTGTTTGGAGTGCCTTTAGGTCGGCCTCCTTTATGTCCTTCTACGAACTTTCCCGTGCTATCTCTATCAGCCATTTTTATCCATTGTTTATGGAAATAACCTTTTGTTATGGATTTCTTGAAGCCACTCCTTATGATGTTTCACATCTCCGTACCTGGTGTGGCAATCTCTACATAGAGCCATTAGGTTTTCTATTGTATCTCGCTCTCCTGATCCACCCATCCCTCTTGCTTCAATATGGTGGATGTCTACGGCTTGTTTGTTGCATACCTCGCAGGGAATCCAATCGGTGATATCGTATCCCATCCCTTGTAGGTAAACCTTTGTGTGTTTCTTCATAATCCGCAGTATCCGCTATCGCATTCGTTGAAGTCATCGTCAAATAGTTGGAATTGGAGGCGATGCTTCTTGATGCTTTCGTAAGACATTTCTTTTTTGAATCTTGCTTTGTCCGTTTCTTGCTTTGCGAACCAATTAAACTTGTTGGGTTCTTTCTCGGACATATGTTTGAGTAGTATCTCGCTTCTATGAAAGCACCCTACGCAATTGTTCATATATGCAAATCTAACGGGCTTACCCAGCCAATACGCTTCTATTTGGTCTTTGTAGATGTTGTCATTGATCAGAGGAAAGGTTGCTTTTCGGTATTTGAGTTCTTTCCATTT